ACGCGGCCGGCGAGGACACCTTCACCTACGGGGTGCTCTACCAGCGGGAGGCCGACTTGGCGTTGCGCTGCGAGGAGCAACTCCCGGCGGCCCTGAAGGCACTGCGCCGTAGCGTGCGTAAGGCGCTATAGGCAGCGCCGTAGCGTGCGTAAGGCGCGATAGGGGCGGACGAGCCGGCGTGTAAGCCGGATTCTGTCATCTGGACGTTTGGTGTTTTTGCCACGATTTAGCTCATTGGAAGAACGCAGGTCAGCAGGTTGTCAGCGTTGGCAAGTCACAGCAGGTTGGTGGTAGTACTGCGGACGCACTGCGGACGGGCGGTCCGGCGCAGGGTGTCGCTCTGGCTTGGAGTGACCGTCGTGGCGATCCTTGCCCGTTCAGAAAGGTGTAACAACCGGGGTTGACGCCGGACCGCCTGGTCTACATCGCTGTGACGCGGTAGCGGTTGAGGACCGCTTGCTCTGCCAACGTCCAACTGAACGAGGACGCCAGGCTGTACCTGTACTCGACGTCGTCGACCCTCTTCGACATCAGCCCGGTCGGGTTGGCGGCGAGCCTGGCTGATGCCGTGGCGATCACCGCGCCGATCTCCTCATTCGCTTCGCCGTTCTCGTCGAAGCCCCTGCCTCGGGTGTAGGCCTTCGCCATCACCTTGATGATGGGCAGCACCGCGGCCACCTCACCCGCTCGGAGTGAGGTGACCACGGCGGCCGGATCAGGTGCCGGCATCAGGAGCCGGACTCGGTGAGGACGATGACGGCCTCGGGGTGCAACAGGCCAAGGTCGTACCGGGTCGTTACTCGCAGGCCGATCTGGTCCCATTCGGCGTATCGCTCGGAGAGAACGGTGATCGAGGGTGCGACATCCCTGGCGACGGCGATGTTGCTGGTATCGGCCAGGACGGCGACGCCGGGGTCGAGCTTGTTCGTCACGGTCACCGGAATCCCGAACAGCCGGTAGGTGGCGTCCCGCGTGACGTCGGCCTCGAGGAGGTACTTGCTGGAGTCGGTCGCTTCCTTGAGCTTGCGGAGCTCGATGAAATCCTCCCCGTTGAGGAACCACCGGTTAGGGGTGACCTCGGCGGCGACCGCCTTGCCGATGGCGTCGAGCAGACTGTCCGCGTCGGTGAGGTCGAGCTCACCGGTCTGGATGTCGTCTTGCTCGATGATCCCGGTGATGGAGTCGTCGGCGCCGGTACCGGTCAGCAGGGCGGTGTCGAGCTGGTCGCCGACCACCTTGAGCAGACGGGCCTTGAGGACCGCGTCGAGGCCGATAACGCTCTGGCGCACCGATTCCCGGCTGAACCGTTCGATGACCTTGATCGACTTCCGGTCGGTCGGCATGAGGACGACCTCGTCGAAGGTGGTTGCGTGGGTTGAGGGGATCTCCTCGTTCTCTCCGATGAAGCCGACCGCGGACGAGCCGGTGAGCTTGGGGATGCGGAGCTGGCCGGCGGTGTCGAAGATCCGCACACCGGAGGACAGCACCACCGAGGCGGCTTCGAGCGGTTGAACCAGGAGCGCGGCCACCTGGTCGTTGAGCAGTTCGGCGATGTTGCCGGTACCTAATGCCATGATTGAGTCCTTTGCGTGTCGTCGTGTTTGGGTGTCGACACGCCGCCGGGGCGTCAATCGTGTGGGGCGCCGGGCCTCCAACTAGGGCAGATGATACCAGCGGGGACCAACATCACCGGTGCTGGAATGTGACTGTCCGCCTTGCGTTTACGTGCGGGCTCGCAGGATGTCGGCCAGTGATACCTCCGACGATGCCGTCCCCCGCTGGCCCTGCCCGATGTCACCGGATGGCCGGCGGGCGGCAAGGTGCGGCTTGCGCGCCAGCAGATCCTCGACGGCGGCGGCCAGGGCGTCGGGGTCGTCGAGGTGCTCCGGGCTGAACGGTAGGTCGGTCGGGTCGGCCAATTTGCCTGTCGCCCTTACCAGTTCGGTGTGGAGCCGTTCGGCGAGGGTGTCGGCCTGATGGGCTCGCTGACGGTATTTCGCGTTCTCCTGGCGCAGTTTCTCGACGACCTCACGGGGGAACGTATCGGGCTCGGACTCGGCGGTGTCAGGCTCGTCGGCGGGCACTGGCTCGGTGGTGGGCTCCTCGGCGTCCTCGACGATCTGGTTGGGTTCGGTGGTTTCGGTCATGATGTGGCTCCTTGCTTCTTCGTGGTTTCAACTGCATCCGCCAGTTCGGTCGCGAGGTGGATCGCCTCGCCGGGTGTGAGGCCGAATATCAGACCGGCCAGCCGCAGCCGGATCGGGCTCGGCGAGCTTGGTGCGACCGCCACCCGGACGGGGACGTCCTTCATGGACAGGCGCATCACGCGACCCCCGGCATCGGGATCTCAGCGGCCCTCGCGGCGGCGATCTCCGCAAGGTCGGCGTCGGAGTAGCCCAGGCGGCGCAAGGCGAACTCCGCGGGCAGCAATCCCGCCGAGAACAACTTGGTCACCGCGTCGGCTTCGGCGCTGACCGAGCGGGTACTCGCGTCGGCCCACTGCACGGCGACGTCGACGTTGCGCGGGTCGACACCATCCCGGACCGCGACCATCAGCCTGGCGACGTCCTCCCATCCCCGCCCGAGCTGGGCCTGGCGCTGCTCGGCCCGAGCGGTCAGAGCGGCCTCGCTGGCCCGGATGGAGTCCGCCGACGTCGGGTTGTCCCCGCCGATCCCGAGCATGTGCTCCGGCAGTCCGGACACCGCGGAGATACTGCGCATGATCACACCGATAGCCGCCTCGTAGCCGGCCAGATCCGCGCCGGGAAGCTGCCCGAACCGGGCATCAGGGCTCTCACTGATCAGGGCCCGCGATCCCTCCGGGAACGGGTTCTGTTCGATGGTTTCCCCGGTGGGATTGCCGTCGCCGTCGAGGACTGGAACCTCGACGATCTCGACTCCGGTCGCGAACCGCCGCGGCCTGGCCCCGTACTCCGAAGCCACGAGCATATCGGTGACCAGTTTCATCAGCGCGTCGGACAGGTCGAGGACATCGACCATCTCCGAGGAGCCGTCGTCGAGGAGCCGGGAACTGTTCGAGAACCGCACCACCGGAACAACATTCAGCGGATTGGGGATCGTCTCGACGACGCGGAACCCGGCCGTGGTCGCCCCGGTGTGCTCGGCCCGATAGCGGACGATCTCCTCCGGGCCGTACACGACGGCATGTGTTCGGCGGTCGTCCTCCCAACGCTTCACCGCGTACAAGATCCGGCGGGTGCCGGGGTCGGTGATCGCCGCCATCTGGTGACTCGACTCGATGGACACCGAGGGCCGGCCATCCGGGCCGGCCCACACGATGGCCCACGCGCTGCCCAGCACGAGGGCCTCCTTGTGGGCGATGCGGGAGGTCTGGTCGAGGTCGCAGGACAGCCAGTCCGGCCAGACGTCGGCCCCGGCGAAGCCGGTCACCCGCAGCCGTTCGCCGACCGAATCGACCAGGAGCCGCGGAATGTTTATCGAGACCTTCCGCAGGCGGTTGCCGAGGGCCTCCAGGGCGGCCGGCGCCAGATACGCCAGCGGCGACTCACCGGCGTAGTAGGAGTCGAGAAGGGAGAACCGTGCTTGTGGCTCGTCGAGCTTCTGGAGTAGTTGGGTGAGCAGGTCGGATGTCATGCGGCGTAACTCCTCGTCTTTGAACGCTTCTTGTGTGTTGCACGCCAGGTGGCGCGACTGTGGGCCATGACCAGACACGCGGCCAGGTCAATCTTTCGTGCGGTCCGGGACCGCGATGCCTTGTCGAGGCGGATCCCGCGGGCGTCCTCCCGGATCACCGCGGCGGCGACGTGCTCGGCGAGCTGGCGATCCCCGGAGTGGGTCAGCTTGCCGTTCACCGCAGCCGAATACAGATCCCCCGTCGCGGCGGTCAGACGAGCCGGGGAGTGCGGGAACTCCACCACCGGCAGCTTCTCGTCGGCGAGGATCTGCAACGTGCGGGTCCAGCGGAACGGGTCGGCGATGATCTCCACCACCTGCCACCGCTTACAGGCGTCCCGGATGGCCTGCTCCACCTCGGCAACCGGCACCCGATACGACTCGTCACCCGGCGGTCGCTGCCACACCTTCACCGTGTCGAAGTGCGGCGAGGCCGACACGGTCCCGGCCAGCAAGGCGGTCGTGTCGTCGGAGAAC